TATTGACAAGTTGACCTGACACTTTTTCAGGTCATCATCTTCAATGGGGATTGTTAAAGAACCACCATAAAAGACTGCAACCGCCGTTCCGTTCTTGATGGTTGTTTGACCGTGCAAGAAATGGTCTTTGATTGCCGCTTTTTGCTGTTCAAGTTCTAAAAAACTACCCCTTGTGAATCCAGTCAAAATGACAGTAGGTTCACACTTGCCATCCTCGGTGATGTTTTCGGGTTCGGTAACCTCACCGACCCAGTAAGGATAGGTCAAGGGTGTCTTTGTCATTTGCATAAATTCATAGGTCAGACCAAGTGTTTCCATTTGGTCTGACACAAAAGCAAGAACATCAGTCATATCAGTTCAATCCTTTCAAGTGTCCTTCCAATGCGGCTTGAAGGCTCGGTTTCAGGGTTTCCATTGCGTTCCATAATGCCCTGTTCGGCTTTTTACCGTGTGTGAAATGACCATCGCCTTTTTCATCAACATAGTACCAACCGCCTTTTCTGCCGTTTCCGTTTAGTGCATATTCACCTGTTCCAAATTCTTCCCAAATCGCATTTTGCAAGGGTGAACCGATGGTTGCAGTCAGTTCAGCTTCGTCAACAACATAGTCCCAAGAACCTTTTGTTTGACCGGTTCTGACCCTGCTGTTTCGTGCTGTCTGACTGACCAATTCCCCTGCCGCTTCGTGAAGAAATGCAACCCCTGCATCCGCAAGGGCGGCTTTGCACCTCATCCTGTTATCCTCAAAACTGACTTTGCCCATCACTGACCACCAACAAACTTCAAATAAATTTCAAGGTGTTGGTGCATAGTCATAGGGTCATCAATGACTTGTATCTGATAGACCTGACCATCAATCAGCATCCTTGCGTTCTCGCTTGTAGCATCAACAGTTTTCTGCAATGTCGCATCGGAAATTTTGCCGTTGACAAAATTCAGCGCATCCCACACCCATTGACCTGAAAGACCTTTGAAGGATTGAAAATCACAAAGAAAAATGTGGGTGGATTCCTGAATTTTAGAATTGAAATTGGTGTTTGATGATTCGCCGTTTGAGAAATCCAACCAACCTTTAACTGATGCAACGTCAACCCAAGTGTGTGTGCGTTCACCGATGCTGTTCTTTTCGCCTTCGTCCTTAACCTGCAACAATGCAATCAGGTTTCCACCAATCTTTTTCATAGGTTAAAACCTCGCTTTGATGTATGGTTTCAGGAAACCAAGAAGGGTGATGGGATAACCCATCAACTGATTGCTTGCATCCTGCTGAAAATATGTCACACTATGCCTTGAAAGGGTTTCTGACTGAATACCAACCTTTTCACGGTTCTGAACATCCCACATCATCAGATTGATGACACCTTCTTTGAATGAAGCCGGGTATTGAACCTTGGTGATAAGGTTATAGGGTGCATCAAACAGTTCTTTGTCAAGTTCAATGGTGTGACCCACCCTTTTCATTTTCTTGACCACATACAAACCATCATTGATTGAATCAGTGATTTGAATGGTGTCACCCTCTCGGATGTATTCGCACCAACCGTCAATGCGGTTTGCGTTGGAAGGTGCTGAAAATCTGATTTTTCTGTTTTGGAAATTGTTGTTGGTGTAGGCTCTGACAAGTTCTTCAATCGCATCAAGTTTCATCTGCAATAATGCTTCATCAACTCCATCAAAATCAGAAATTTTTGTCAGTTCCTTGACATCAATAATCATTGTCAACACCCCTTTCTGCAAAAAATAAAACCCCTGACTTCATCAGAAAAAGTCAGGGGTTATGTGTTGAAATTTAGTCAGCGGTAACGGAATAGCCCTTGTGGTTTCTGAACCATTCAGCCATTCTTTCATTTACGCCAACCGCCTTGCCGTTCGCAAAGGCAACGCCGCCTGCACCAACGCCGGTGAAGTTGTTTTCAACCGTAACGGTGAAAGTCTTTGCCTTTTTAGGGGTTTTCTTCTTGGTTTCCTCGGCGGTTTCGTTTGTGTTCTGTTCGCCCTTGGTTTCGGGCTTCTTGTTTGTATCAGCCATTATTATTCATCCTTTCTTATGCAATCTTGATGTTACGGAGAACACCAGCGTGCTGTGTGTTCTTCAGAACAGTTGCGGCAACCAGTTCCAGTTCCGCATCCTTAACCGGGTTCGGCTTGCTGAAATCAGGCAAGAAGGATTCAATGACGGAAGAACCGTTCATTGTGATGCCGTGGAAGCCGTCATTTACGTCAAACTTGACACCATAGATGTCAGTAACGCCGGTAACGGAAGAACCGCCGATGGTCTTTGTAGCAACAGGAATGACCGCATTTGCGGTTGCATGACCATCATTGATGGTGTAGTGGTTCTTCATGTCGATGAAGCGCAGACCATCAAGGCTGATGACCTTCTTGCCAAAAGCCTGTTCGGATTCGGTCTTGTAACCAAGGATTCTTGCCACCGTCTGAATCTTGGAAATCATCTTGGTGTTCATCAGAAGCGCATCGGCATCTGTTTCAGCCGCAAGAATGGTCAACTTTTCATAAAATTCATCGGCGTTCTGCTTCAGTGCCGTCATTGTGGAAAGGTCGATGCTTCCATTAGCGTTGTACTCGGTGGTTGTACCTGCAACCATCGAATCAAGACCTTCAAATTCGGGATGGTCACCGCTTGCAGTTGTTACTGCATCACCGTTAATCAGGGTGTAGTTGAACAGGGATGCAACCGCCTTGATGTGTTCTTCAAGCTGATAAGCAAAGTTGTTGAAGCGACCATTCGCCTTGTTCAGCACTCTGTCAAGCTGAATTTTGCCGCCCATAATCGCAAGCTGTGCAACAAACTGCTCAACAGTTGCTTCGGAAGCGGTATATTCGCCATACAACTTTCTGAACTCTGCAAGCGCAGGAAGCACCTTTCTGACGTAGGTGTAACGCAGGGTGCTGTTGCCGCCGCCCTCTGCAACGCAGTCATCAAAGGGAAGCAGTGTTAAAATTTCCGATTCTCTGTAAAAGATGTCAACGATTTTGTCGAACACCTTGTCATTCATACCGACCTTGATTTCTTCAAGTGTCATTGCCATAATCAATCATCCTTTCATTCCGCTTTTTGCGGATTGTATTTTTGTTCAAGGGCTTCTGCAAGTGTTTTAGGCTCTGAACCGCCCTCATTGTGTCCATCGCCGTCAGGAAGTTTGTTTTCATCAATCTTCTTTTTTGATTCCGTTGAAAAATGCTGTGGGTACTGGGTTTTCAAGGCGGCAATGGTGTCATCAATACCCTTGATTTTGCCATCATCACCAAGGGTGACTTCACCCTTTTCCTTGATTTTGAAAGTCAGATAATCAACATCGGTGACCTTTGCTTCAAGCAACGCCACTTTCAGTGCCGCATCGACCTTGGTCTGCTGAAGCTCTTTCTCCATCTGCTGAATTTTGCCTTCATACTCGGTGATTTTGCCCTGCAAGGCTTCATTGCCCTTGCTGTCCTTCTTCAACTGCTCAATCAGGGTGGTGGATTCACCGTGCTGTTTGGTCAGTGCATCAAAATCACCTTTCAATTTACCATAGCGAACATCAAGGTTTTCTTCCGATGCCGTGAAGATTTTGTTTTGTTTCATTTCACCGATGACGGATTCAACCGCCGCATCGTCCAGTCCCTTTGCTTTCAAGATTTCCTGTAATGTCATTTTGTTCATCCTTTCAACTACAATTTTTACAAGTTATGTCTTGATTGAAATACCTCTCTTTTACATCTGACCTTTGAAGATGAAAAATGGTATGAAAAAAGCACCCTTGCAGGTGCTTCAATCAGTAAAGTGCATCAATGATGGTGTCCGTCTGATATACATGATCATTGTCCAAACATTCTTGGATTCTTTCAATAACCACATCATCAGATTCCCCCATCATCAAAAAAATAGGGAAGTTCTCTTGGAATTTTTCTGCATATTCCAATAATTTTTTATCAAGCATTTTGTCATCCTTTCAATAAGAACTGCAACATTTCTTGAAATACCCCATAAGATTTAGGAAGATATTTTTGAATGGTTGCAAGGCTTTCAGGTGATGCAAAGGTTGAATCCATCATTTCTGCAAAGGCTTCTGTTGCAAGACCATCAGGAACACCATCGTGTGTTCTATCCGACCAATATTTTTTGCCGTGTCCAAAGCCACAACAAATTTTGCCATTCGTTGCACCTTCCAAGATGTCTGATAAATCAGCCCTTGCCGCTTGGGGAAGTTGTCTGACTTCTCGTTCAACCGCCTTATATGCCATAGCTTTTGAATACTTTGGTTCACCATACCAAGACCAAGAACCTGATGTTTCATAAGACTGCTTTGCAGATGCAGAAATAAATCCGTGATCATACAACCATTGTGCATCCGTTTTATGTGCTTCAAATTCAGCTTTCAACTGTTTGCCAACGGCTTTGACCTTTTCCTGAACTTCTGCATTGATGGTTGCAGGGAACTTTCCGTTTTCATAAGCGGCTGAAAAATGCACCGCACCCCATGAACCACCTTGAATT